AATTGATAAATACATTAAAGGAATACTATAATGCAACTATCACAAGAGATTTTTAACATACTAAAGGGTGCAAACATTAAATTAAAATTGTTTGATCCTATGGGAAATAAAACACTAGATCCTGAGTTATCAGCGAGATTTTACGCATATGATAATGACTTCCTAGTTACTATTAGAGAAGATGAGGATGATGCAGTTGAGCTAGTTGTACAAGCAGGAGCTAGTTTCAACTTTGATAAACACAAAGATGTATTAGATAGTATTAAAAAAGCAGGACATAACGCCATGGCAGAATATAACATTAGAAAATTCGATAAGAATATAGAACCAAAAGACTTCGCTCACGATGTAGTAAAAGAAGATGAAGAAATTCGCAGATTAAAAGAACTATCTGGTATTAGAAAAGAACCAATTGAAGAACATAGAAGTGAAGATTGGCATTGTAAAGACTGTGGTGACGAAATGCACAAGCCTACAACAGATTGTCCACATGATTCACATGATGAAGATGGCGATTGGTGGGTTGATGAAAATGGTAATGGTATCCATGACAAATTAGAAGAAGATCCTGAAGACCGTAAAATGCAAGTAACAAAAATAGATAAAGAATTAAACACAGAAGCATGGAAGCGTTTTAAAGATGGTGATCCAAGATACGAATGGAAAGATTTAGATGCTAAAGAATCAGTTGAAGAAGCTGACGATGACGGTGAAGAACAAAAAACTGTAGAAGTAAATGGACCAGTTGCTTTATCAGGTGACAGTATTTGGTTTAGAGATTCAAAAAGTCCTACATCAGTAAATGTTGGAGAAGTTACAGCAGTTATAACTGACGGATGGGCTGAGGTTTATGTTAATCATGATGGTCCTTGGGAAATTTATACAGATACAGGGTTTGAAAAAGCTATCAGTGAAATAATTGGATTTGAAGCGGAATGGAGTGAACAAGGTTTACAACAAGAAGGCAAAGCACACTTAGAAGGCCAAGTTGAAGTGCAAGAAAACGCAAGTGTTATGGAAGGTTATTCACCTGCAACAGGTAGTATCAAAACAAGTTATATTCAATTACCAGAAAACACTAAACTTATTATCAAGCATACAAAAGGTGTTAATGAAGAAGTGCGTGGTAGCAGATCACGTAACATCAAAGCATTGTTTATTGAAAACAGTGCAGGAGAGAGATTTAGATTCCCACACAAATATTTACAAGGTGCAAAAGCTATGGCCAATCACGTAAGCCACGGCGGAACACCATATGATGCAATTGGTGAATCAATTACAAAATTATGTACAGAAGTAGCACAATGTTCTCAGTTTTTGAGACATGTGCGTACAAACAAATTAACAAACGAAGGCAATGCAAACATTGTTGAAACTGTTAAAGAAAAACTAAAAGAATTTAAGAGTACAGTTAAAAGTCTACAGACTTCTAGAGGTTATAACAACTATCAAGTTCCTACTACTGCGATTGTAGAAGAAAATGATAAAGAATCGGTTGACATAACTGGCAAATTCATGTACAATACATTCGAAACTGCAAATATGGACGCAGTTTTGGAAACAGTAGCCCGTATTGTAAAAGAAAAGGATGGTATGACAGATCTAACTAAAAGTAACATAAATCGTTTATACGATATGATTAAAAACAAGGAAGATTTTAAACTTAACATTGATCCAAACGATCCTGAACATCCGGATAATGAAGATCCAATTAAATATTCAGGTGGTAATGGTGCAATGGCTAAGTTAGTATCACACCTATCTTATCTTGCAATGAACAGTAAAAATGACGAAGTATTTAACTTACTAAGTCAAATTTCAGGTGAAATGTATAGCCTGCCAAAAGAGCATGTTATATTACTAGCCAAGATTGCAAAATATTTAGACAAAAATAACAAGGCTCCAGCAAAGGAACCAGCAATGGAAGATCTTGCTGAAGCTACGTTAAATAGTCTAAGAAGAAAGATTGCATAATTTTTCTTCAAAAAATGCTTGACAGTAGGCATTAAATATTATATACTGTATTGGCAACTAAAGGCAAAGTAGCTCTATGCTACACAAAGGCAAAAGTAATTTTATTAAAAGTTACACGAAAAACTATTAAAGGCTAATAAAGGAGAATACATTATGGCATCTTTAGCAGAAATCCGTGCAAAACTACAAGCACAGGAAACTAAGAGCACAGGCTCTTCACAAGGTGGCGGCGATAACGCTATCTTCACACACTGGAATATTCCAGAAGGCAGTAGTGCAACACTACGATTCCTACCAGACGCAGATCCAGACAACACTTTCTTTTGGAAAGAACGTCAAATGATCCGTCTAACATTTCCAGGTGTAAAAGGTCAAGACGAAACTAAACCTGTAACAGTACAAGTTCCTTGCGTTGAAATGTGGGGCGATCAATGTCCTGTACACGCAGAGATTCGTCCTTGGTTTAAAGACCCTACTATGGAAGACATGGGTCGTAAGTATTGGAAAAAACGTTCTTACATTTTCCAAGGCTTTGTAACACAAAGTGATCTACAGGAAGACTCAGTACCTGAGAATCCTATTAGACGTTTTGTTATTTCACCTCAAATTTATAAAATCATTAGTTCAGCATTAATGGATCCTGAATTCCAGGAAATTCCTACAGACTATGAAGCTGGTACAGATTTCGTAATTAGAAAATCTACCAAAGGTCAATATGCTGACTATTCAACATCTAATTGGGCTCGTAGAGAACGTAGTTTAGATCAAACAGAACGTGATGCAATTGCAACACATAATCTGCATAATCTAAATGACTTCTTACCTAAGAAGCCTGATGCAGAGCATCTAAATGCTATCTTCGAAATGTTCGAAGCAAGTGTTGATGGACAACTGTATGATCCAGAACGTTTTGGTCAGTACTATCGTCCATATGGTGTAGATGCACCAGCTACTACAGGAGCAAAACCTGAAGCAGCGGCAACTACTCCACCACCAACACCAGCACCAGCACCAGCTCCAGCGGCACCAGTTGCTGAAGCAGTAGCACCAACACCAGCACCAGAGCCAGAAATGGCAACAGCTGAAGTGGCGCCAGCGGCAGCACCAGCAGGTGATCAGCCGAGTGCTCAAGATATTCTAGCACAGATTAGAAATCGCAAGCAATAAGTAATATAAATTGAGTGAGGGTCCTTAGTGCCCTCACTTTAACATAGGAGAAAAAACATTATGGCAAAACCATTTGACGTAAGTAAATTCCGCAAAAGTATTACTAAAAGTGTTCCTGGGTTAAGCGTCGGCTTTAATGACCCTGATACATGGATTAGTACAGGAAATTACACACTTAATAAACTTATCAGTAATGAATTTGATAAAGGAATTCCACTAGGTAAGGTAACAGTACTTGCAGGCGAAAGTGGTGCAGGTAAATCATTTATTGCTGCGGGTAACGTAGTAAAAAATGCACAAGATCAAGGCATATTTGTTATTCTAATTGACAGTGAAAACGCATTAGATGAGAAATGGCTACATGCACTAGATGTAGATACTAGTCCAGAAAAACTACTTAAATTAAACATGAGTATGATCGACGATGTTGCTAGAACAATCAGTGACTTTATGAAAGATTATAAGGCAGAATATGCCGAAGCAGAATCAGAAGATCGCCCTAAAGTATTGTTTGTAGTTGACTCGTTGGGTATGTTGTTAACACCTACAGATGTTGATCAATTTAATAAAGGTGATATGAAAGGTGATATGGGTCGTAAACCAAAGGCCCTAACTGCACTAGTTCGTAACACAGTTAATATGTTTGGGCAATATAATGTAGGACTACTAGCAACTAACCACACATATGCATCACAAGACATGTTCGATCCAGATGATAAGATCTCAGGCGGACAAGGTTTTATCTATGCTTCAAGTATTGTTATTGCAATGCGTAAACTTAAATTAAAAGTTGATGAAGATGGTAATAAAACATCACAAGTACATGGTATACGTGCCGCTTGTAAAGTTATGAAGTCACGTTATGCAAAACCATTTGAAAGTGTACAAGTAGAAATTCCATACGAAACAGGAATGAGCCCACATAGTGGACTTGTAGACTTTTTTGAAGCAAAAGGTTTGTTAAAGAAAAGCGGAAACAGTTTAGAATACATTAGTCCTGTTACAGGCGAAGTAATTAAAATGTTTCGTAAGCCATGGAATGCAAATAAAGATGGTGCATTAGATTTAATTATGTCAGAATATAATAATGATATAGTTGATGCAGAAGATGATGCAGGTATTACAGATAATTCAAATGAGGTTGCAGAGCCAATAGATAATATTGAAAACACGGAGGTAATAAATGAATCTAACTGATGGAGATTTTGAGTTTATCTTTACTATGTATGATGAAGCACAAAACTTTATTTCTGACAAAGACAAGCCCGAATGGGCTCGTAGAACCATTTATCAATTACTTGATTTTGGATTCGAACTTAAACCAGCATATAAAGAAATATCTGATCATTGCGAATATTTAGGTGAAGCATTAGATGAACACCTAACACGCGAAGAAGATGAAGAAGATGCATTGTATGATGATTATAATGAAGATGACGAGGAGTATGAATACTAATGAGTGTATGGTATCGTAAAGTTACTGCAAATTTAGGAGAGATAGTTAATGCTATCTCTCACTTTGAGAAACAAATTGATGAAGCACGGTTTGAGTGTAGTATGAAAGGTGTATTAGAAAAGCAAAGTAGAGATATGCCTGGTATTGTTGAACATAGGTTTAATCAATTACAAGAAGTAGAAGCAATACTTGAGTTTCTCAA